GTGGTTTCAAGTCCACCGCTCTCGATTTCGGTGGCCATGCCCTTGACCTTCTTGGCCATGACTACCCCTTTCGCGATTGCTCTTTCAGTACCGCAACGATCGCCCAGAACACGTCCGGTGAAGTGTCGAGCAGATCGTTGGGTGCGATGCTGGTGGCGACAGCAACCTGCGCCACCAGCATCGTCATGCTTTCTCTAAAGGGACGCGCGGCTCGTCGCCGGCTTCGATCGAGTCAATGTCGTCGAGCCATTCGTCGAACGGTTTCACGACAAGACCGGAAACGTGCGAGCCCTTCCATGCTGCCCAGCAGAGCGCTTCATAGGAAGCGTCCTGGCCGAACAGTTGAGTCATCGGCTTAGCGAACTGACGCTCGGCAGCGACGATGACCTTGGGGGTGACAGGGATCTCATACGGCTCGCCCTGTGCAGGGACGACCCGAAGACGCATGAGAGCAGCCATGACTAAGCCGTCGCCTTCGCGATGGTTCCGTCGATCGGCCAGGTGATGCTGGCAGAGGCGAGTTCGCCGACCTGTGCATCGAGTGGCATCCACTCGGTGACAAGCGCCGAGAAGGTGTAGGACGGGTTCGCTGTGCCGGTGGCGGTGCCGTTCGGCTTGACGATCACAGCAGCTGTGCTGCCGATGAGTGGGTAGAGCGTGGCTTCGACAGACGCAGCTGCGAAGTCCTGGTTGAAGTCAATCGCTACTGATGAGTCAGCAAGACCGGCAACGCGACGCACGGCAGTGTTGCCGAAAGTCGTGGTCTCGATCTCTGCGCGAGATGTTGAGAGAGTCACCTTGGTGATGTGGCTTGAGAGGTCCACGCCGCCGATGGAGACGTTGGCATTGGTGATGACGATGGCCATGACGGCTTAGTCCTCCTGGTTGGGTGTTGCGGTTTCGACCTTGGTGGTCTTGGACTTGGTGCTTGCGAGATGACCGGCACCGATTAGGTGCTCGATGTCGCAACCCTCAAGATCGTCATCGCTGACGATCTCGCCGGGTTCGTGGCCCACCACGTTGAGTGGGCCGACGATCTTGTAGGTGTTCACGAGTGACTCCTATGCGTGGACAGTGACGTTGAACTCGCAGGTGAGATAAGACGCATCACCAAGCGAAAGAGGGCGTACGGCGATCATGTCGCCGACCTTGAGAGTCGAGCAGTTACCGGCAAGTGTCTTGTCGGCTTCAATCGCAGCTCGCACAGATTGTGCGCCCGAGTAGCTCATCCAGTCGTCAAGGTAGCGCTGCGCTACTCGATCGCCCATGCGACCAGCGACGAGGCTGATGGTGAACTCCCACTCGGACAGGCCGCCAGCCATTGCTCGGTGATAGGTCACCGACTGCATCTGAATGACAGCCATCGGCGGGTTCACTTGCTCGGGCAGATGGTCTGCAACTCGCAGCCCTGAGATGGTTGCGAGGCGAACGCCGAGTGCAGTTTGAATCGACGATGCAGTGCCGCCCATTAGGCCACGACCGGATTGCGATACGGGCGCAGCATGCGCTCCACATCGGGGTCGATGGCGCGCACGGTGATGGCACCGAGATCGCCGAAGCCGGCAACGCCGAGCAGCGAGTCGCCACGCTTGACGAGTCGACCAGCCAAGAGGATGCACGCCGAGGTAACTGGCGACGGCACTGATGGCCATCCCCACTTTGCGGTGACCTGCAGATAGGCCGGTGCAACAGTGGTCAGGAACGAGATGCCGATCGGGCGAATCATCGTCACGGGCGAGCCCTTGGCAAGAGAGTTGACTGGCTCGAGCTGATACTGCGCAGCGGTCAGGGTCGTGGCGTAGGTGCCGTCTCCTGCGCTGTCGGTCTTGATGACCAAGCCAGTGGTCGTCGAGATGTCGTCGACCATGACGAGATCGGCAACGGGTGCGACATAGAGCCGAGCGGTTGCGTTGTGGTCATGATAGAAGCGACGGTCGCAGTGTTGGTCGATGACTCGTGAGGCTTCGGTGATGCGTGCCTCGAGCATGGTGTCGTCGACGGTGTCATTGATGCGCATCACGCTCTTGAGCTCAGCGAGGGTGCAGTAGCCGTTGGTGATGGCCATTAGATTCTCCAGACGCGGACATAGCCGCGGACGATTTCGACAGCGCCATGCTCGGCAAGGAACCAAGCAACCTCTGAGCCTTTGCCCTGGTCGTCTCGGTTGTCGTCGACTGCGACGAGCGAGCCGGGGGCCAGCAGGTTGAGAGCTGCCATGAGTTCGCTGAGGTGATGAGCTGCGGCTGGCAGCGGGTTCTCAAAGTCGACATCGAACGAGTCGAGGTAGAGCAGATCTGCGTGGCCGGTCAGTGTCGGCATGACATTGAGCGAGTCGCCGACGATCGCAGTCGTTGCTTGCAGTTCAAGTTCGGCGACCAGTTCGGCACCGATTGGATTGATGTCGATCGTGGTGACGGTGCCGCCGAGGTTGGTGGCCAGTGTGTCCCAGACGATCGTTGACTGGCCGTCGCCTTCCCAGTTGTCGATCTGTCTGACGGTGCCGGTCTCAATGATGCGGCAGCCCTCAGGCAGCAGTTCGGCAATGGTGGCGAATGCTTCGTGCCGTTTGCCGAGTCGGTCCCAGGCGATCATTGCGCCATTAGTTCGTCGATCTCGGCGAGCAATGGCAGCCAGTAGTTCTTGAAGACAAGCTCGTTGTCGTAGGTCTCGGCGTGCGCTCGAGCGGTTGCTTTGCGCAAAGGTTCTTTGGCGGTGTTGTAGGCGTGCTCAAGTTCCTCGAGCACCGAGTGCACCAGCGGTGTGGCGAACCAGGACGACTGCAACGCATCCCAGTAGGGCTGCACTGCAGAGATGTAGCCGAAGCCTTCGACAAGCTCAGGCTGTGCGGTGAAGTTGGACACGATCGAGGGCACGCCACATGCGGCGGCTTCGATGACTGGAACGCCGAACCCTTCGCCACGAGAGGCGGCAAGGTTGACATCCATCGCACCCATGAGAGCTGCAAGAACGAACGGCGGCAGACCTGCGTAGTAGGCCCACTGGTCAGTCCAGACGATGCGGTTCTCAGGGATACCGCAAGCGCCTGCGAGTTGCACGAGATCCACGCCGCCTTGTGCGCCACGTTTCTCGGTGTGCATGTAGACGTAGACGTCGTCATGCTTGGTCATGAGTTGACCGAGCGCCAGCAGGTTCTCGCCCCACGCTTTGCGCATTGGTGCGATGCCCTTATTGGCAGCGACGATTCCGACCACGAATGCGTCGTCGGGAATGTTGAGAAGTTGGCGACCTGTCGCACCGTCGACCGTGGCACCTGGTCTGAAGACCTTGGTGTCGACGCCGTGTGGAATGTAGCGATGGTCAATGCCTGCATTGGAGAGCATGCGTGCGCCGTAGTTCGCCATCGCGATCGGCAGCACATTGTCTCGCTCACACCACTCAAGAACGTCAGGCGGTGCGGGCATGTGGTCAATCGGCACCCATGATGCGATGACTTTGATGTCGTCGAGCTTTGCGCCTTTGAAGACCCAAGTGTCAAACAGTGTGACTAGAGCTGTGGGTCGGCTGGTTTGGTCTTGCGCGTACTTGAGGTGCGCGTCGAGGACGTCTGCCGAGTAGGGGTGGAAGCCGGTCGGGAGGACTTCGATGCCTTCCCATTCGGTGATAAAGCCTTGGGTGCCGTAGTTGTTGGAGAGGGTGATTGGTCTGCCGGTGGCTTTGATTTGGCGCGCGACTTGCGCGGTCTGGACGCCGTAGCCGGTGCCCGCTCCTGCGAAGTTTGAGTGCCAGCAGATTCCTGCACGGGTGTTGCCACGCTCGCTTCGATCAGCCACTGCGCCAGGTATGGCGGCAACTCGACCTCGCTGTTGCGTATGACGACCCACATGGCCGGTGCTCCGTTTCTTGCCCATGATTCTCCTAGCCCGTTTTCCCGTTGTTGTCTGGTTGGCCGGTGGTGGCTCGCACGGGCAACGAGCCACCACCAACCAGACAAAGCCCGCAAAGGGTTCAGCGTCCGATCAGGACGCGCCGCCCTTGAAGTACTTCACTGCGTTCGCATCGACGACCGCACCGTCTCCACGCCAGGTGACGCGGAAGGTGATGAGGTCGTTCACGAAGCCGACGCTGTCGTCGCGTGCAAAGTCGATGCCACGAACCTGACGGACGTAGTACGCCGATGCCATGTCACCGAAGATGACCGACTTTGCGCCAGTGCCGGTTGCGACGACGTCTGGGTTTTCTAGAACGGCGTAGCCGAGCAGCTGATCAGGGGCATTGTCTTGGAACGACGGTTGCCAGATGTAGCTTCCGTTGCCGTCCTTGATCTTGCGAACTGCAGCGACGGTGCTTGCGTTCATTTGGAACGAAGCGCCACGACGACGATAAGGAGATCCAACCGAATAGACCAGATCCACCAAATTCTCGTAAGTCGGAACGCCAGCGACGCCAGTGCCACCGGTGACGGCTGAGCCGGCTCCGTTGACGATGCCGTTCGGCTGAACGGTTCCGGTGCCGACAGTGAGACCAGCGTTGACCGCTGTGCCCATGCCGACTGCAGCCTGGCGGGCGACGAAGTCAAGCAGGTTGATGCCTGAGTCTTCGACAACCTCACGGCTGAGCTGGAACGTGGCGGCGTACTTGAACGCACCGAGGGTGACGAACGCTGCGAACGTCGGGTCAGATTCCGTGATCGCTGTGCCTTCACCAATGATTGCTGGGCTGGTGTAGGTGGCGGTGCGTGGGATCTGAAGCGACTCGCCACTGTTCGTGGTGAGCATCGTGATGACGTTGCCGTCAAGCATCGGGCCCTGGATGACCAGGTGTTCAACGAGCTGGTCGTAGAACGAGGTCGGCACGGGTGCGCCGGTGCTGGACTTGGTCACGTCACGCTTGTCGAACGAGAACGAGCGACGCTCGCCAAGTGCGATTTCACGAATGATGTCGCTGTCTGACTTCTCGGCAGGAGCAACGGCACGGGTGCCGAAGTCAGCCGGGACGCCGAGAGCGGCGCGTGACTCGTCGATTGCACGCTCGCGTGCTTCGATGTCGAGGATGTTCTTGCGACGTGCATCGAGTGCGTCGATGTCGTCGTTCATGCGGGTGAACTGCTCGGCCTCTTCGCCGGACAGGTCACGGTTCTCGGACGCTGCGTGATCGAGAAGAGCCTTTGCTTCTTCCCAGGTACGCGCGCGCTGTTCCGAGAGGCGAGTGACGAGTTCGTCAGTCATGGTTGCCTCCGTGGGCGGTTGGTTTTGGTTAGGGGTTGCAGGTGGTGGTCGATCGGTGGTTGCGCATGGGGGGCGCTCCGGGCGATAACTCCGAGCTGCAGATTCGATGCTCAGCGCTTGGCGTTGAGCTCGAGCATGCGACGAGCGAGATCTACTGGCAGGCCGTCTTCGGCTTCAGTGATCGGCTCGGCGATTTCTTCGGTGCTGCGAACTTGAGCACCTTCTGTGGCGGGGTAGGCAGGGAAGCCAGTCACCACTGAGACTTCGTGCAGGATGACTTCGCGCAGCTCGCGTGAGGTGCCATCTTCTGACCATGAGTCGCCGCCACGAGGCACCGAGAAGCCGAAGCTCATCGAGTGCACATCGCCGCGCTGCATGAGAATTGAGAGGTCGCGACCGTAGGTCGTGTCGGGCAGTTCGGCCTCGACGTACAGACCACGATCATCTTCGCTGAGTGACAGCGTCGCCGAGCGTGTGCTTGCAAGCACCTGGTCGGTGTTGTGATTGAGGAACATGCGCTTCTCGCTGTCAGATTTCAGCGACCGACGAAACGCACCAGGGGCGATGGTCTCGATGAATGGCAGCGGCTCTGACGGTGAATTGAATACGGCGGCGTAACCAGCGAAGCGCATCGGCATCTCGGTGTCGGCTTCCACAGCTCGCAGCTGCAGGCCGTCGACCTCGACGGTGCGGAACTCAACGTCACGTCCACCGATGCGGCGGTTCTCGATCTCGATGGCCGAGTAGCGAATCGCAGCTGCAGGTTCAGCCTGCACCTCGATCTCGTCGATGTTGTCTTGCATGATTGACCTCTCGTCGTCGTCTGTGACGTCTTCGATGATTGATGTGGCGCGACGCCAGCCGGCATCGCCTCCCCAGAGCGCCCATGCGATGCGACCGTTTGAGGGGTAGCCGTCCTCGCCTGGTGCCCAGCCTTTGCCCTGCTTGTCGATTTCGTGTCGATCGAAGTACGCCTTGATGCGTCGCCATGTGTCGATCGGTAGATCTTTTCGATTGACGATGTCACGAGCCCTAGCGATGCCAACCTCTGTGCCACCTCGCCCGAACTCTCGACGCCAGTCAAGACCTCGCTGCGCCTCGTCAACCATTTCGTCGGTCGGCGGGTACGAGTCCTCAGCCATCAGAGCGGTGGAACTGCGTCGATGCCGACAGGCGGCGGCTCTTCGCCTGTGCCTGCGACGATTGCGCCGGGCAGCACCATGACGAACTCGTCGCCGCCCTCATAAGGCTCTTGGCCTTCACGAGCGCGTGCTTCGTTCGGCGTCAAGATGCCCGACATGATTGCGGTCTGATACGAGCGCACACGCTCGGTGGTGTTGGCACGCAAGAACGCTGAGGTGTCGAACTTCAGTTCGCGTGGCGCAACCATCATGCCGCTCAGCGCACGCTCGATGCGCACAAGCCACGGCAGCAGCGTGTAGGTGACAAAGTGCATGCCAGCCGATTCGTTGTTCTGGTAGGTCTGCGAGTCACCGCGCGCGCCGATCATGTAGTTCGGCACACGGAAGATGCGCGCGATGTCATTGATCGTCTGCTCACGACTTTCGGCAAGTTCCATGTCCTGAGCAGAAGCCGTGATCGGCTTCCACTTCATGCCGTTGGTAAGCACGGCTGGGCGACGCTTGCGACGGTGTGAGGTTTCCCACGTTGCCTGCAGAACCTTCGCCTGGTCTGTGGTCATGTCGCCGTCGACCTCGAGCACCGACGAAGGCGTTGCGCCTTCGGAGTACCACTGATTGACGAAGCGTGCCTGAGCAAGTGCGAGGCCGATCGTGTTGCGCTGCATCTCGATCGGTGACAAACCGACTGCAGATTGCGGCGGTGTCCACCAGCGCAAGTGCAGCATGTTGTTCGGATCGATGACGATGCCGTTGGTGGTGTAGTACCGCTGGCGATTGACGATCGTGACCTGCACGTTCGTCGGGTGCAGAGGCGTCAGCGAGATCGGTGCGTTGGTGTTGATGTTGCGATCGACGAAGATGTACGCGTTGCCGTGCAAAGCGAGCGAGGTCACGATCATGTGAATTAGTTCGTACTGCGTGTGCTCGTCGCTATTGTCCATCCACTTCGGAACGGGCGTAGGTTCTGTGCGTTCGCCGACGTGGCGAATGCCACGCAGCGGCAGCGATGCGACCGAGTCGGCGATCAGCGACACACACGCCATGAGGGCAGTGACCTCGAGCGCTGTGGATTCGGTGATTGATTCGCCCGACCAGTTGGTTGTCGGCATCCACACTGAGGTGCGCACGGGGTCAGGGTTGAGCGCGCGTTTTGCGAAGAGACTCATCGGTTAGCCACCAAGAATGAAGCGCAGATCGCCAGCACGCCGGCGGCGATCAATGCGGCAGGGATTGAAAGCACCGCGACACCAGCCACGATGAGTGCAGCGCCGATGAGCTCGACGATGGTGGTGAGTAGGTCACGCATCAGTCATGCTCCACGGGTCGACGATCTGCGGCGTCCCCTGCGGACGCAGCTCGGGCGCAATGTGCGCTTGCAGGGCGAGGGTTGCGGCGACGAGTGGTGACACGTCGACGCTGTTGTCTCGTCGATGCCATGCCCACGCATCGCCGAGATTGCGTTTTTTTGAACCAGCGACCGAAGCGTTCAGCGGCACCTGGTCAATGTGTCGCAGGCGACCTTGCGTTGCGAGGTCGTAGAACTTGCCACAGCCGGCAACCATCTGGCGGGTGCCGACCTCGACGATCTGCAGACCAAGGTTGCGAAGATCTGAGACCAGCGAGTTAGCGCCAGAGACGGGGTCGATGACGATGCTGCGGTATTTGCGCACACGATCTTCAGCGGCGAACCAGTCCAGCACCCATGAGGTGCCCGGTCGGTTGCCGATCACTTCGATGTGTGCGACACCATCGTCACGCACACCAGCTGCACACAGCGACGCCATCGAACGTGATGGCGTGACATCGAGAGCGATGGTCGGCGTGTCAGCGATTGCGCTGTTCTTGTCGGCGCATGCAGACCAGTCAGCCTCGCTGATGATCTGCCACGGTGCCGACGCTGCTCGATCTTGGCGCTGGTTGAGATACGCGCGCCGGAACTCTGGTTCACGCATTGACTCAAAGTCAGAGCGGATCGCTTCGATCGGCACAGTGAGGCCGAGCGCCGGCATGCAAGCACGCCAGGTGTCGGGGCTTGCGATGTCGGCTTCTTCTGGTGCGGACCATTCAAAGTAAGCGACCGAAGAAGATGCGCCAGCAGCGGCACGCATGCGCCCGTCGTCGATCTTCTCGTTCAGGTAGAGCGAGTCTTCAGTGCCAGCGGTTGAGACGATCCACAGCTGTGGCTGCGGGCGCGTCACCATTGCCGGTTTCATCGCTTGCTCAAGGCGGTCGTCAACGTAAGAGAACGCTTCGTCGAGGACGCCGAGATCAGCCTGTGCGCCGTGGCCGGCGCTTTCGGTGGTGGCCAGCAGCGACCACAGTGAGCCGTTGTTCCAGCGGATTGCTTCGCTGCCGTTGGTGCGTCGAACGCTGATGCGAGATCTGAACGGCGAACGCTCAAGCACGGGAACGTGTTCGTCTTCCCATTTGAGTCGTGCGTCTTTGCCAGTTTGTGCGGTGTAGAAGATGCGCTGACGATCGCCCATTGCGACGCAGCGGTGAACCATTGTCGCCAGCATCAGAGTGGTCTTGCCGCTCTGGCGAGGAACAGTGAGCCGCACCTCACGGTATGCAAGCATGCCGGTCTCTGGATTTACTTCTAGGGCTACGTCAACGACGTGGCGCTGCCACGGCATCAAAGGTGTGCCTAGAATTTCAGCGATCTGTGCGACTCTCCCACCGAGCGTGTGTCGGGGTGTTCTCGGAGTTGACCATCGGGGTGGACAACTCAGCGAGGAAAGTGTCAAAGGCGTCATTGTCGTTCGCCTTGCTCTCTAGACCGCTTCTCTGACGGTCAGCAGGCGTCAGACCAAGAAGCGATAGGCCCGTGATTATTTGCTGGTCGATTGCTCGCAGTGCGTTTCGTTCGCGCCAATCTCCATCGCGTAAAACTTTGAATCGCAATGCAGCGCGCTCGTCAATCTGTTCGCACACCATCTGCAACAGTTCGAGATCCATTGACTGAGCGATCCAGTCTGCATCTTCAGTGAACATGCGGTTCCACGCATCGGTCCCGACTGTGCCTAGTGGGCGAATCGGTTTGGGTTTGCGGCGACGTTTGCTTGGCTGAGTCATCAGGACTCCATGAAGTTATGTTCTCGGCCAGTTGATTCTGCAATCGGCAGAATGCCGGTGTGCTCTTGAAAGCGACGACAGATGACGTCGACGTAGCGAGGGTCGAGTTCTACAAGGGAAGCAATGCGCCCGGTGTCATGCGCTGCAATCAGTGTTGTTCCAGAGCCAGCAAATGGATCTGCAACCTGGCTTCCATTAGGAGACCAGCGATTCAAAATTTCCACAAGCAATGCAACTGGTTTCTCAGTTGGATGAGCGCGCTTGAGTCCAGCATTTTTGTGTGACGTAAAGTTTGTCCAGTGGTAGCGCAACACATCTTGTTTGTGTGGTGTCGCTGACCAGCACAACTCAAACCCTGATCCTATGACTACGTCAGTTTCAGGTGTTCTCTTATCCCAAACAAGCCACGACCCATTTAGATCAGACTCAGCAAGTGTGCGGTGGTAGTAATTCGCCCCCCACCAAAACTGCTCTTCAACAGTGGCAAAGAACTTGCGCAGGAGTGATGCGTCAAACGGCACATCGTCATTGGCTACTGGTCTGTAGTTTTTGCCAGACCCCTTTGACCAGTCGGTCTCAAGATCAATTCCGTATGGTGGATCTGTGAGCACGATGTCGATACTTCTGCCATCAAAGGCTTTGTCTAAAACCGTAGGTTCTGACGAGTCGCCGCAGACCACTCGATGGGGACCGAGCAGCCACACGTCGCCAGGGACTGTCTTGGCGGGCGGCGCATCTGGAACGTCATCGGGATCAGTGAGGACTGTGGGCAGCTGCTCTGGCTCAAGCGTGGCAAGTAGTTCTGTCAGGTCGCTAGAAGTCCAGCCGGAAGCTGCGAGTAGATCGGCGTCGGCTTCGGCAACGGCGGCGATGAGCTCTGCCAAAGCTTGATCGTCATATTCGCCAAGTTCGGCGGTGCGGTTGTCGGCAAGCGCAAAGGCCTTAGCGGTGGCATCGTCATCGTCGACCCACACCACTGCGATCTTGTCCCAGCCGAGCGACTGAGCTGCTTGCAGTGTGTGGTTCCCGGCGATCACGGTGCCATCGCGCAAAGCGACGATTGGCTTACGTTGCCCGAAAGCGTCGAGGCTCCGAGCTACGGCAGCAACGTCGCCACGGCGAGGGTTGCCTGGCAGCAGCTGCAATGCGTCAATGTCTGTTGCTAGCGGCTCAAGGCCTGAGACGATCATGTGGCGTTCCCTGCTAGGTAAGCCGATTCAGTTACCCAGAAAGCCCCTAGAGGGCTTGTGGGGGGGATGGGCTGGGGGACTCGGGGTAGGCAGCGTGTCGCTGACAGAAAAACGACCCGGTACGGGGGGGGTCACCAT